TTACCCAGCTTTCTTATGGGGCATACATGGGACACTTTCAGATAGTCTTTTGTTAAGGAGTTCTATCTGTTCGTGATTGTTGTCTTTCATCCATGCTCCGTAAACATTGAATACCATTTGTGCGTTTGTGTGGCCCATCTGGCTTGCGATAAAACTAGGATTAGCTCCAGCGGCAAGTGACCAGCATGCATAAGTATGCCTGGATTGGTACGATTTTCTGTGTCTCAGACCTGCGCGTTTTAAGATACTTGTCCATGACTCCCTGATGGAGTCAACCTTATAGTGCGGTCCGGAAAACTGCCGCTGTTTTATTACCTGAGGACTAAAAACAAAAGTGCATTTATGCACAGTACTTCTCCCATATTCCCTCTGCTTTACCTCTACAGAATGTTGCTTTCCAAGCATGGTCATTTCCGCCTGACTTTTAAGAGCATCAATAGCTGGTTGAACCAGATGAATTGTCCTTCCGGTGCCAGCATCGGTTTTTGGTGGAGTGAATTCGCCAAGTTTTGTATAATTCCTACGGATGGTTATAGTCCTTGCTTTAAGATCTATATCTTCCCATGCCAGCGATACCAGCTCCCCGTGACGAATACCCGTGTATACAGCGAGAATCCACAGGTTTTTTGTTTGTTGATGACGGCAAGCCTCAATAAAACGAATAAATTCGTCACGGGTGAGAGGATCTGGTTTTACCTTGGACTTTTTTAAGGGGGCCAGACCGTTAAATGGGTTTCCTGAGGTATAACCATTATCTGTTGCAAATTGAAACATTCCAGCTATGGTTGTCATATAGTAGTTTACTGTGACCACTGAGCGCCCTTTTATGGAAGAAATCTTTCCATTAGAAAGCTTTTGGTAACCGGTCAACAAATCTCTCCTTGCGAAAAGTAAATCCTCTTTTGTTATGGATGAAACCAGTTTTTTCTCACCCAACATAGGCAACATGTTTTTAATTACTGACTGGTAACGATTAAGTGCATTCGCACAAATCTCAATTTTCTTAAGGTCCAACCATTTTTCCGAAAGTGCCTTAACGGTTATCTCTCTTTTTCCCAGACCAAAGTGTTTCAGGTTAGGGGAATTAGGGAACTGTGTAGCGTAGTCGAAACTCCCCATTCTGATTGCAAAACAAACGGAAGTGCGAAGTTCACCTGCGATCTTCCGGTTTTTGGCGGTGTCAGGAACACCGAGGTTTTCTCTGACACGTTTGCCATTATAGTGAAACCATATACGGAGTGATCCTCCATGGTTTTCAACGCCTGTCGGGTATGATACGTTACTCATTAAACCTCCCAGACGTCCAGGAGCATTAACAGGTTAACCGGAACTTGCATTTTTGGCACCTGGTTGTTTCTGGTTTTCGATCCATCGCATAATTTCTTCGATGTTGTACAGGCATTCACTGTAATGCCCAGGATCACCTTCTACAGCGTAATGGCGGTATTCTTTTCCCTGCATCCATGACTTTCTTCTGGCCCGCTCGATGGTGCCGGGCTTTAGCCCTGTTGATGCAATAAGGACTCTCTCCGTACACCATTTGCTGGGGGTTATCTGATAGATGATTGTCTGCATGCCAACCTCATAAAACTTTCATCCACGGCAGTGGCACCACATTTCAAACATTCGCTTCACAACTTCACGACAGTAGAAGCCATCAACATCTCGCGTCAGGTCATAGTGATTGCCGTAACGCTGGTGGACCCATCGTTCAAATGCTTTATTCATTCTTTACTTCCTTTTTATGGCTCCTAATTTTTTCAGGTGCTTTTCCTGCTCAGTGTCCGCGAGAATTTTGCGGTACTCCTGGTGGTCAATATGTTCGAACAGGCAGTTTAACTCACCAATGCGTACCCGCCCGGATCGTCCGTCCACCCGTCGAAAGAACACTGAGTGCTCAGTGATGCGAGTAATCACCACGGGGTATCCGGCTCTGTCCGTGTATATCTGACCGCGTTGAATCAAAGCGAACATGTGGTTATCCCCATCGACAAATCGAGAACACAACAAACGCTGCTGCGAATACCACCCCCAGAGTTACGATTGCATCAGGCCAGCTCATTGATTCACCTCCTGCCTGTCGTCCGGCATTCGCTCACTACAGCTTATCCAACCATCCGGAGTTACCGGAACTTGTGGAATGGCTGTCTGCTCTCGAACGTCATTAGGCGCTATAGGTTCTGCTGCCAACTGACTGGCATATTTGTTAATGGTAACGATAAGCTCTTGCTCAGCCTCATCCAGACAATCACCGATACCTCGCCTGTCACCGTCAAAATCATCGAAATCGGCACGAATCCTGGCAACCTTCAGGATTGCGGACAACACCTCACTAGGAATTGCCGGATAGTTGGTTGACGTTTCCGCGATTTCCCGAAAATTATTGGTTGACGAATTCTTGTTTTCCCGAAAGTTTCCGGACTGAAGCATGGCGGCGCGGCAGGCGTTCCATATTTCGGCAGCAATATCGCGCTCGCTATCGGTTAATTTGTACGTTGAAACATAGCCAGAGAGCATTTCTACGTTTTCCGGAGTTGCTTCTTCAGGCACTACCGGTGCTGGCTCACGTATTACAGGCTCGCCCATGCGTGATTCTCCCTGCGCCTCTTTCACCATGTGGTCATTGATTTGCTCCAGTCGCCGAACGTGCTCATCAGCTTCAAGCGCTCGCCGTTTCCAGATGGACAGGTCTTCACGAGCGCCCTGATATGCGTCACCGTATTCGCCGTTAAATACTGGCGCTGGCGGGGCGATGCGTCCAAGCAACTTATTTACCTCTTTCGCCATCGCGTCATATTTATCTAAATAGCGATTAGCTTCTAAGCAGACTCGGTGCATCTGATCTGAGTTAACTCGTTTAACTGGATCTGCTTCCAATGATGCCAGTGCAATTCGTGCCAGTTCTTCCGCTTCTTCTGCTGGCAGTACAACGTTGCTACCCGGTCCGTATGTTTCGCGCCACTGCTTGATTGTCAGCAGTCGCCCTTTGGTAATAGTGATCATGGGTTATCCTCTTAGCGCCACAACGCGCACTTCTGGGTCAAAGGATGATGAATTTTCATCTGTAATATCAGCAACATGACCTACAAAGTCGTTATACTCACACTCTGATTGTTCATAGCCCTGCCAGACCACGACAGCCTCAGGAGGCATTTTTCTGAGCTTGCTGATTAATTGCCTCACCGTCAGTGACATATCACTCTCCTTTACCCGCTGCTTTCGCCTGCTCTTTAGCGAGTCGCTCCGCTTCTCTGAAATCCCAATCTACTCGATGTGCTATATCAATTGCAGAACGCACGGTCCGTTCAATTAGCGTATCCAGGTTATCAATTGTCATTGCCATATCTGGATTGCGAGATAAAATCTCCGCCCTCTGAATCTGCTAGTTGTTGCAGGTTTCAAGTAATGAGTTAGCCATATCACTCTCCTTTGATGCCAATGTTTACAGCCTGGCAAGCCTCTTTGAGTACCCAGTCAACAGCGTCTTTCCATGCTCCGGTTTCGACTGGCGGATTTTCACGCTTAACCTGTTCATAGAAACGCACTGCTTTAATCAATCCTTCTGATGTCAGTGGCACAGGCGGGGCAGTGAATAACGCCTGAATTTCATAGTTCGGTCTGTCGTTGCAATCCTCTTTTGTCGGTACATATTTCCAGTCACCAACCCACGAATCCCCCTGAGAGTCCGTAACACCTTTTTTCACGTAGCGATATCGCCACGCGACTGGCTCTGCTTCCAACGATGCCAGTGCGATACGAAACACATTGGCAAGCAGGCTGCTTGAAGATTGGTTATCGTGCGCCGGGTCGCTCAGGAAACCAGTGATGAATGATTTAATTTCCGCGTTTTCTCTGGTAATAGTGGTCATTTATTAATCCTCAAAACTTTATGCCCGGGCGCAAAAGCACGTGTTTTGTCTTTGCTTATTCGCCAGCCATCCTTGCGCGCCTCTTTTGCACAGCCAGCCCATGACGTACCGATATACTCACCGAAGTCTGGCGTTTGATATTTACCATTTGTACACTGGCAACAATCACAGTAGAGATGCATGGTGTAACTTGCGGAAATAGCCATATCAGGCTCCTTTAGTGCGTAAGTGGTTTTTCCAGCGGTTTTGCGCCGCGCTGCGCTTATCTTTGATTCCCTCTCTGGCAATTCCAGAATATAAGTACAACACCACACGGCGATTGCTAACTCTCAACCACTGGCTGGGATAGCAACGTCTGTATACACGGGAGATAAGCATCTTTGCTTTACGGTTTTTCATCTTACTGCGTACCCTTTCTTCCGCCTGTTCTGTGACGCGCTAGGCTTTTTGCAACAACTGTGCCCCATCACCCCGCAACACCCCGTCAACCTCACTCGTCTGTTACTAATCCTCAACCATCGCCAGACCCCAACACCGTTTCTGCGAGCTAACAGAATTTTTGCCTTACGGTTTTTCATCGTTTTGTTCTCCTGCGTTTCTTTGCTGCTCGTCGTGCCGCTGCAATACCGGTATGGCGGCGCTTTGGTGCCGGGATGATGTTGTCAGCCATCAGGACATGTGGCTTTGCAATTAGCGCAGAAGCCCAAAAACGAGTCGGGTACGGTAACAAGCCGATACATGCCACACGCATTACTCACCTCCTTTGATGCGAATGCCTGCGGCGCGGATTGCAGCGATGACTTCAGAAACTTTGTATGCCATTACCGTTTGGTAATCATCGTGAAAATCTGTTCGATGAAGCATGCTGCTACGTTCCGGGAGCGATATTTCCCGAGCATCCAGTTCCTTAACGCGTTCCTCCAGTTCGTAGACCCTGCATTGTTCTCTATCATCAATCAGATATAACCCAAGACATTCGCTTTCTACCCAACCGCCAAAATCATGATCGTAACGCTCACATGAAAACTCACCGTCACCGTCCTTTGTTGGAATGGTGTAACTATCTAATGGGCCACCATATGTCGGCACATTTCCCAATGTTGGATGCTCAATCCACATGAAAAATGCACGTCCGGTTATTGGGCAAATATCTGGCCGCCATTGGTTACGAACAGCCTTGGTTTCGGATAATTCTTCAGCGTGTTGTTTTACTTCCTCAAGCTCAACTCTCAGCTTCCCTACCGTTAGCGCAATATCCTCGTTCTCCTGATCGCGGCTTTTGATGTATTGCAGGTTTCTTTCCCGTTCATCCAGCAGTGCCAGCACGGTAGCCGGGTTAGCCTCTGCTATGAATTCAGCGTTTGCATAAGCCTGAGCATCTGTTTCAACCAGGCAGTTAACGTGACATTCTGCAATTACGCCACCGGGTTCTCCTTTCCATTTTTGACAAACAAAAACTCCTGTTAAATTGCCGTGTTGGTTAACAGATGTATGCCCTACGATGTAGCTTCCTTTAGTTGCTTTCTCTGCCTTTTCACGCAGTACCTGATAGTTAATGTTGCTCACTGGTTGCCTCCTTTACGGATCTGCGCTGTGATGCACGAAAAAAAAGACTTTCGCGTATGACTGTTAAGAGCTGGCGCGAACGCCGCGTTAAGAACGGCGGCATCACAGCCGTCATCGATATAGAGCGCAATTTTTTTCTCCAGGCGTGCTTTGGCTTCCTGCAACTGCATATCCCGGCACGCACGCGGGATATACTCAGCAATTTGAGCGATAGATTTTTCGTTCTGTTTAAACATGCTTCACCTCGATAGGCTTGATGGTATCGATCAGCAGTCGGCGGCGAGTATTTTCTGCAAAGTGGCGGCGTCCGGTTTCTTTGTGGTAAAACTCGTTTTTTCCGACGACCCACATCCGCTTTGTCTGGTGCAGTTTTTTTACCTGCGGACCGTCTCGGGTGATAACAATTCCTGTATGAGTTTTTATCACGCTCATTTTTTATTCTTCGGTGCTTTCGGCATTACTGCCCAGTGAGTGATATTGACGTTTTCAAGGTCCCCGACCTGAAATGTCCACAGCCATTCTCCGGTTTCTTTTTGTCCCCAGGTGTACCAGAGAGAACGCCAGCCAATTAGCCAGCCTTCTCCATTAGCATCAAATAACAGAACACTTTCATTTGCTGGCGGCAGTTCAGCTGACACTGGTATTATTTTGTTTTCCAGTGCCGCACATTTAGCTTCAAGCGCATCGAATTTACGTACCAGGTACTCAGCATTTGTTTCATTCACTTTCAGATCTCGTGGTACACATTTCCCGCGAAGAAACCCTTCCATTTCGAAAACATTCATGCGCATTTGCGTAACTCCGATAACTCGTTAAAACGTTCCATAAACATCCCGTAGGCATGGCCTGGTGACAGTGGAATAACTTTGAACATCTCTGTCGCCGGGATACCTTCCAGTACAGGCCAGAAAGAGCCATCATCAAGCCCGAGATCGCGACGTTCGGTTGCCAGCATAATGAGATCGGCATATTTCACTGGCGTGCTCATAACAGGAGGTAACCCGTATTTCTCACGGATTACGGCGTCTATTTTTTCTTCCATCCGTTTATAGTCAGGAAGAAGGCGTTTCAGTGGAGCTGGGATGTCCTGGCAATACGCTTCTGTTGCATCATGCATTAACGCTTCAAAAGCAAATTCCTGCGGCACCAGCTGGCTGCAAAGCACCGCATGTTGGGCGACGCTGTAGAAGTGAGAAAGATGACCGGCAAAGCGACAGATATTTGAAAGGGAAACCGCGATATCGTTAATAACGATGTCATCTTTATTTATCTTGTCATAATAAAAATGCTTCCCGGAAAAAGTTTTAATAAATGACATTTTGTTCTCCACGTATATGCGCTGCACCGCGCTGAATTTGGGTAAAAGGAAGCCCTCACCATCCGGTGATTATTGAGTTAATTACGTTTCCATAAATGCCCCCGCAGGGGCATTTGCAGTAATGAAATCAGGCGGTGAAAGTACCAATAAAGGTTTCTACTTTGCTGTCTTTGAATTTCTCAACAAGCAGATCACGAAATTCGTTAGCCATTTCCTCCTGCACTGCTTCCAGCTGAATAATGCGCAGAACCAGTACAGGACGATCGCCAGTGATAATGCTGAGGCGTAATTTAAACGGACGTTCTTTCAGGCCTTCAAACGGAACGCATTTAAACTCAAATGCTACTGGTATAATGTCTTTGGTTTTCGCTTCGACAGACTCCATCAAAGAGCGTTTGCCGCTGAAGTCATTATCTTCAAAATCAGCGGTCTGGTTTGCTTCAATCGTGATTTTACGGACTGCCGCAGCCGCTTTTGTTGCCTTAATAGAGTCACCATTAGCATCAAAGCCCACAAGATAGTCGGCCCAGTCTTCAATCCATTCTGCCAGTGACTTCTGGGAGTTACGCTCGCCATTAACAGACAGCAGGGCAGAGAACGGTGCTGTCTTTTTCAGTTTGAGAGTGGCGGTGTTATCTGCGTGACCTGGTTCATCAATAGTACCCAGGTTAAGCACACTGATGGCACGCATATTATCGGCATCGATAAAGCAGCGGGTGCCTTCATCTGCAAGATCTTTAGAATAACGGGTAAAGTCATCGATGCTGGCAGTGGAAAGCGCACCACGGAAACGGAAGCGATTTAAATTAAATTTTTCCAGATCATGAATGCGGAAATTCTCAGGCAATGCCACAGCATCGGCACCAATCTTACTGATAATTTCATTAACACCCTGAGCAGAAATAAGGGCATGGATTTGATTAATTGCGGTTGCGTCTAAGTTCTGAGACATAATAAGTCCTCACTATATTAAGATATTCAGTGATGAGATAAATAATCAGTTAATTAAGAACGATATTAATGACCTGCTGCGCGGAGTTTTCCGTCAGGTTCACCGGCAAGAGTCAGTAATTGTCCCTGGTCTTCCTGCAGAATAGTCAGGCGACCACCGCGATTGACATACATCGGCGTTTCGGTGGTGTCTTCTTCGGAAATTTTCCCGCGGTTAGTCGGGCGAACATATGAGAGTTTGTGTTTGATTTTCACACGGTTCTCATCAAATGGTTCGATTTCCAGGTTGAGTGAGACCTTACCTTTGGTTTTCGTGTTCATCACACCGGAAGCGACTTCACTGAGAACTGCGCCGATTTTGGTTTCAAATACGCCGCCGTCCAGCTCCCCGATAAATGCCTGCACATCAGTACTGCGTTCGCTAGCCATTTTGCTGCTCCTCATCATATCGACCCTGCAAGGTCGGTTAGTTTCTCCACAAAACAGAGAAGAACACCTGCGGTGACTGCCGCCCGGATGGATTGGGTTATGAGCCCGTCGTCCGGTGATGCTCTTCTCTGTTTTGTAAAAAGGACGGTACCAGCCGGAAGCAAGGGTACAAACTGGTACCGCCAGGACTACACACAGCATAAAGTTGTGGTGCCGGGTGCCTCCCGGTGCCTGGCGAAGGTTGCACACCAGACGGGTGGGTATCCACAGAAGGTCGACTGTCAGCCTCAACCTTAACCCGCGTGCGCTGAGCCGCATTCACCACAACGCTAAGGATTCTCTTTGGTTGAAAATACTTAGCTGTTATGTGCCTGTCTTTTCACCACTTCAGGCTCGGTGGTATCCTTTTAAGCCCGTATACATAAAAGGAAAATCAAATGACTTTTGATGAAAAAGAACTTGATAATGCAATTAATAAAATCATCGTAACGTCGCTCTTTTCCTGTCTCAGCGACACTCAGCAGAAACAGTTCTACGAATCGGCTTTCAACATGATCGAGCGTTGTTGTTTCTGCGATGCCGACGAGTTACCTGAAAAAATCAGGAAACAGTTGGCTGATGCTCTTCGAGTGCGACTTTCTGACCAATTTTCTGAAATGTGCTCTCCGAATTTGGACAAATAGAAAAAGGCCATTTCCATTCAGGGTCTGATGGAAATACTTCAGCCTGTTCCAAAGCACGGCGTAAAGAGAACACAACTCCAGCCATAATCTGATGTTTCCCATTGGTCCAGCTATCGCCGCTCTGATCTACAGGGGCGGCTATGTCGTATGACCAAACGACTTCACAGTTATTGTTTAAAATCTGGACTTTCATTTCATACACCTGCTTTAACATGAGTGCCTGGTGGCACAACATGACTCAACGAATCATCCTGGACTTCATATGCCCCAGGCGGCTACTTCGTGGGCGTCCTGCCTGTTCGTTATCTTTGATATAAAATCTAACTTAACTTAGTTATTATGGCAAGAGAAAACACCAAACTTTTCTTAGTTCGGTGCCTTAGTTAGAGAAGAGAGGTCTTAGAGTTCGTATTGAACTCCTTTGACTACACCAATGATAAGGCAATTACCATTGATAGGGATGTTGGGATACCGAGGATTTAATGGCACTAAAAACTTTTGAGGGCCATCGATGACTAATTTTTTTACTGTAGCTTCGTTTGTTCCATCAAGTCGAGCGATGACTATTTTTCCATGACGAGGTTCTGCATCTGGATCTACAATCACTGTTGCGCCTTCTGGTATTGTTGGGAGGCCATTAGGGTTAGTCATGGAGTCACCTTTAACCTCTAATGCAAATGAGTTATCACCAATCTTTAATGATGTATCTACCCACTTGTCCACTTCACTAAACACTTCTGCTGCCCTGCACTCAGTAAACTGCCCAGCCTGAACCCACGATATTACAGGAACTCTGCGCATGTTTGTGACGAGTTTGCCTTCAAACTCAGCACCATAAAGAATGTAATCTATTGACGTATTGAAGAACTTCGCTAATTTCGAAAGTGCCTCCCCACCAGGGGTATTGATGTCTTTCTCCCAGTACCCCACAGCAACGTCGCTTACTCCACAAAATTTACCCAATTCTTTCTGGGACGTTCCGGTAACTCTTCTCAGAGCTTTTATACGCTGACCAACCGTTTCCATAGGAGCACCATTTCTTGAATTGCTAAGTAATCTTAGTTTTTATTGACCAAAGATAGATTTGTAATTAGCATCTAATAAAACTTAGTTTGGAGGGCGTATGACAACTGACGATATCGAAAGCTACTTCGGCAGTATTGAGAAAGTTGCTGCTTTTTTCGGCATAACAACTGAAGCCGTTTATCAGTGGCGAAACCGTCCGGGCCAGTTAATTCCAAAAGGACGTGCAGCAGAAGCTGCATATAGAACTTGCGGACGGTTGCCATTTAAACCTGAGCTTTATGAAAAATCTAATGGATAAATCGATTAACAGAAACCACAGAACGATGAGGCTAACCGTGGGTAAGCATCACTGGAAAGTAGAAAAACAGCCTGAGTGGTACGTGAAAGCTGTCAGAAAAACTATCGCAGCGTTGCCGGGTGGTTACGCTGAAGCAGCTGACTGGCTGGATGTAACAGAGAACGCTTTATTCAATCGCCTTCGTGCCGATGGCGATCAGATTTTCCCGCTGGGATGGGCAATGATTTTACAACGTGCTGGTGGAACTCACTTCATTGCTGACGCTGTGGCGCAGTCTGCAAATGGCGTCTTTGTGTCTCTTCCTGACGTCGAGGATGTGGACAACGCCGATATTAACCAGCGTCTGCTGGAAGTCATTGAACAGATCGGCAGTTATTCCAGACAGATTCGTTCAGCAATCGAAGACGGTGTAGTGGAACCGCATGAGAAGACAGCAATTAACGACGAGCTGTACCTCTCAATTTCGAAGCTCCAGGAGCATGCAGCACTGGTCTACAAAATCTTCTGCGCTCCAGAAAATAGTAACGCCCGCGAGTGTGCAGCTCCGGGCGTCGTGGCGTCGATTGCTTCTGGTTGTGGAGAAACTAACGCATGAATAGTTTAACGGCAAATAACCGTTTGTCGCAACAGCTGGTGGTCAGCGTCGCTGAACACCTGTTGTTACGGCATGAATGCAGATTACCAAATCACCTGGCTGTAAGTAACCACAGAGAACTTTACCTGACTGTGGGGGGCGAGTTGTGCAGGAACTTAACCGCTGGTTTCGTGACGGAAGAGGGCTTTATGTCCATGTTATTCGTTGGGAGCCAGAAACACAGCGCGTTATCTATCTTCGCAAAGACTACCCGCATGAGTGCTTTAGTCCTTTGTGGAAATTCAGGCGTGATTTTGTTGAGTGTGAAGGACCACCAGCATATTGATTCTGCAATTTCGGGACGTTACACTGCTCTGCACCTTATAAAGCGGGTGCCGGGATTGGCGTCCTGAAATTGTCAATGCGATATATGACGCTTCAGCGGTTTTTTTGCGCGCGTTTCCTCACTCCAGAATTATGGTGGGGTGTGCAGGGGAGCCGAAAGGCTCGCCGGTGTCTGTTGACGCCGGTACGCGAACCCTGTACGTCTGCCACCTGTGTGTTTCGCAGCTCCGGTGGTGGAAGTTTTCCACAGTCAACGGAGGCTGCCATCATGGCTACGATCCCAACCCTCACTCAACCTGAAATTGCCATCGTTGATGGTCAGGCTGTTACTTCTTCTTTGGCCGTTGCCGAATATTTCTGCAAGCAGCATGACGATGTATTGAAAAAGATCCGCACGCTTGAATGCTCTGCATCATTCACTTCCCGCAATTTTTCGGTGAGTGATTACACCGATTGCACAGGCCGCAAACTACCTTGCTATCAAATCACCCGCGACGGTTTTGCGTTTCTTGCCATGGGCTTCACGGGTAAACGTGCTGCCCAGTTCAAAGAGGCATACATCAATGCCTTTAACCAGATGGAGAAACAGCTTTCAAATCCCTCTGTACTGAGCGACGTTGCACATAACGCCAGCGTTCTCTATTCCTACATTTCATCAATTCATCAGGTCTGGCTGCAGCAGCTTTATCCCATGTTGGCAAAAGCCGAATCCCCGCTGGCTGTAAGTCTGTATGACCGCATCAACGACGCGGCGCTACTGGCCAGTCTCATAAATTTGTCGCTGAACCCTTCAGAGGTAAGGGGGCGCAAATGATCCGGAATATTTTCAAACGGTTTACCAATCAGACTTTCCGTTGTCCTCGTCCTGGTCAGTGGTACACCACGCCTGCAGGGCATGTTCTACGTGTCAGCCTGGTTGACCGTGAATGTCAGAAGGTGGTTTGTGAACCGCTGGGCCGTAATTACCGCGTCAGTATGCCGCTTATAGCCTTTTGCTCCGGAAAAATGTTTAAGCGTCTGGGAGGTGTGGCGTGAACTGTTTTCAGTTTGTGTGCGGATGTGCTTTCGATAACCCGATTCAGCGCCTGATTATGTTGCGTGTTTTGATGTCGGGTTCTTCAGACGGTGAAGGCGAGAGAGTTATTGATCATCAGGTGCTTGCTGATTTCTGCTGTTGTTCTAAGCAAGCGATATTCAGGGAAACCCTGGCACTGGAAAGAGCTGGTTATCTTCATATCCGAAAAATTGCAACGCTTACTATTGATGCAAAAGCCAGACTACAACCTGCGCGTGGCTACACAATTCTCATGCTGCGGAAGGAGGTTGTATGAGCCGTTACGCCCCCACACCGGAAGTTATGGCTATTGGTCAAATTAATATTTCCGGCAATGTTACACCTGCGACCTGGTGGAAATATATTCGACTACCCAGTGGGCGTCCGGATGCGACGGCTATCGCTCTGCTTTCAGAGATCGTTTACTGGTACCGCCCGACAGAGGTCAGGGATGAGCACACCGGAGCGTTGCTGGGATATCGCAAGCGTTTTCAGGGCGACAAACTGCAAAGAAGCTACCAGGCGTTTGCTGAGCAGTTTGGTTTCGGGAAAAGGGAAACCGCAGATGCGCTGAAGCGTCTGCGCGATGCAGGGTTTATTACTCTGGATTTACGCACGGTGGAAATGCTCGATGGGGTGAAATGCAGCAATATTTTGTTTGTCGGGATCAACCCACAGGCAATTGCGGCCATCACCACACCTTCTTCTGTTTCGCCAGAAAGTAACAGCAATAATGCAATCAGCGATACAGCTATTACGTTAAAACGGAACACCCCCCGACGTCATAACGGAACAGGGGATACGCCGAATGTTGATACAAATACAGAGATTACTACAGAGATTACAACGGAGACTAAAAACACTATTGATGCATCCGCTGACGCGTCTGCGCCAGCGCGTTCTGCCCGACAGGAATATTCACCGGAATTTGAACAGGCCTGGCAGGAATATCCCAAACGTGCTGGTGGCAATTCAAAATCAGCAGCCTTCAAAGCCTGGAAAGCCCGTTTGAACGAGGGGGTAAACCCCGAAACCATGCTGGAAGGTGTGAAACGCTACGCGGGCTGGGTATCTGCGATGGGCAATAGCGGCACACAATTTGTGAAACAGGCTGTCACGTTCTTTGGTCCGGATCGTCATTTCGAAGAATCCTGGGAAGTTCCTGCGGTATCTGCAGCCAGACGCGAGGACCCGTACTTCAAAGCCAGTTACGACAACGTGGACTACAGCCAGATCCCGACAGGATTCAGGGGGTGATCATGAGTCTGATGAACGATGTACAGAAATTCATTGAAGCCCATCCGGGGTGTACTTCAGGTGACATTGCGGATGCTTTTGCTGGTTACTCACGACAGTGCGTTCTGCAGTCAGCAAGCAAGTTACGTCAGAGTGGCCGTGTGGCTCACTGTTGTGAAGGGAAAACACGCAGACATTTCCCACACCAGGCTGAGATATCGCAGGAGGAGAAACTGCAACCTGTTCTTGAAACCATACCTGTGCGCAATTTCTATGTCGGCACTAACGATCCCCGGGTGATTTTGTGCCTGACCCGCCAGGCGGAAGAACTGGAGTCCAGGGGCTTATACCGTCGTGCTGCAACCGTGTGGATGGCGGCATTCCGTGAAAGCCACTCCCAGCCAGAACGAAACAATTTTCTGGCGCGTCGTGAGCGGTGCTTACGGAAAAGCAGAAAGCGCGCTGTAGCGGGTGATGAGTGGTATCTGTCAGGGAATTACGTGGGGGCTTAATGAGTAATAAATATTGCCAGGCGCTGGTGGAACTACGGAACAAACCAGCCCATGAACTGAAGGAAGTGGGCGATCAGTGGCGCACGCCGGACAACATTTTCTGGGGAATTAACACCCTGTTTGGCCCGTTTGTTCTGGATCTGTTTACTGACGGTGATAACGCCAAATGTGCCGCGTATTACACGGCGGAAGACAACGCGCTGGCACATGACTGGTCAGAACGTCTTGCGGAGCTTAAAGGTGCTGCCTTTGGTAATCCCCCGTACAGCCGCGCCAGTCAGCATGAGGGACAATACATCACCGGCATGCGTTACATCATGAAGCATGCCAGTGCCATGCGTGATAAAGGCGGGCGCTATGTTTTCCTGATCAAAGCGGCCACCAGCGAAGTGTGGTGGCCGGAAGATGCAGATCATATTGCTTTTATTCGCGGGCGTATTGGTTTTGAACTGCCAGCCTGGTTTATCCCGAAAGACGAAAAGCAGGTGCCAACAGGTGCTTTCTTCGCTGGTGCTATTGCTGTTTTCGACAAGACCTGGAAGGGAGCGGCAATCAGCTACATCGGGCGCGATGAACTTGAGGCATGTGGTGAGGCATTTCTGGCGCAGGTTCGCCAGCAGGCGGAAAAACTGGTCAGGGAGATGGCGGCATGACGACATTAACTCAATGCCAGCAGCAGGTGCTGGATATGCTGATTTCTTATCAGAAAGAACGTGGCTTCCCGCCAACCAATCAGGAGGTGGCAACCATGCTGGGATACCGTTCGGTGAATGCAGCGGTGGAGCATCTTCGCGCACTGGAGAAAAAAGGTGTCATCACGATAAAGCGTGGCGTGGCCCGGGGTATCACTCTTCATACCGCGGTGAAGGACGACGACAGCGAGGCGGTCGGGATTATCCGCGCCCTGCTTGCCGGTGAGGCAAACGCCAGGCTGCGTGCAGCCCACTGGTTACATGAGAGGGGCCTGAAAGTATGAAGCTAATACTGCCTTTTCCGCCCAGCGTGAACACGTACTGGCGACACCCCAACAAAGGGGCGTTTGCTGGTAAGAGCCTGATAAGCGCGGCGGGGCGAAAATTCCAGAGCGCGGCGTGTGCAGCAATAGTTGAGCAGTTACGTCGTCTGCCGAAACCAACGTCGGCACCTGCTTCAGTGGAGATCGTGTTGTTTCCTCCGGATAACCGGATCCGCGATCTGGACAACTATAACAAGGCGCTGTTTGACGCCCTGACCCACGCGGGTGTGTGGGAAGACGACAGCCAGGTGAAAAGAATGCTGGTGGAGTGGGGACCGGTTATCCCGGAAGGGAAGGTCGAGATCACTATCAGTAAGTACGAAAAAGCGAGTTGCAAATTAGCAACTCGGTAACGGAATTGAGCAACACCCTAAATTTGGGTATTACCTCGTTAAAGATACTGTATTTATGAACAGTGTATCCTTGATAACTATTAAAAATCGCAGTAAGTTCATCCTGCATCAACGAAAAGGGAGTGCAGTCCCGCTCGTGGATAAAAATTTGTGGAGAAACCAATGAATCAGTTGCTTGTAATTGATGGCGTTTCTGTGCGCCAGTACTTCGAATCTAACTACTGTCTTAACGACCTTCAGAAAGCTGCTCTTCTTGCCGCTGGTGAGAATCGCTCCTCCCGTTCGCTGGAAGTTCACGAGTTTATGCGTCGTCCTGAAACGAAGGCTCTTGTGGAATTATTGGAAGAAGAAACTACGGGAGATTCCCGTAGTATTCCTGTCATCACCATTCAGGGGCGCAATGGTGGGACGTATGTCTGTAAAGAGCTGGTCTATGCATATGCAATGTGGATCAGCCCGGCATTCAGCTTAAAAGTGATACGTACTTTTGATGCGCTTCATAATTCATCACCAGAAGAAACCACATCCGACAAAATTAAATCCGGGGTCATTCTGCTTGAATCAGCAGCAAAGACTCTAAATCTGTCAAACTCCTCGAAACTTGGTGCATACCAGAAATTATCAAAGGTAGCTGGTCTTCCTGAACTTATGCCGATCTATGCCATTGATGCACCTGCTGATGCGCCAGATGGTTCAAGCCGCCCTACGCTGTCGCTGAGTGCACTGCTGAAGCAGTATGGTATCCGCCTGACGGCTAATCAGGCATATCACCAGATGGCGAAGCTGGGGATCGTTGAACAACGCGAACGATACAGCCGTACCGGGATTAACAACATCAAAAAATTCTGGTCGCTGACGGCGAAAGGCTGCATGTTCGGCAAGAACATCACCAGTCCTGCAAATCCGCGCGAGACGCAGCCGCATTTCTTCGAATCCCGATTCCCTGAGCTGTTAAAGCTGCTCGATACCGTTCATTGAGGTGACCGTGAGAGCACTACTGACCCCTGAAATCGCCCCGCGTATGGGGATCGTATTGTTCAGGCCAGGTTCAGAGCTGATGCCCCTGTTTATGCAGGGGCGTGTCCTGCTGGAGCCTGAGCCGGAACGTTATTCATCTTTTGCCAGTGGTGCCGTTCCGGCATCATCACAACCGCTGGCGGATGATCCTGCCGTTCGGGCCGTGTTCCGCCATGAGGCGGTGATCCGTCGTGCTGGTGGCGTGGAATGCCTTGAGAGCTGGTTACTTCGTGAAAAGGGCTGTCAGTGGCCTCATTCCGACTGGCACAGCGAGAACATGACCACAATGCGGCACGCGCCAGGCGCAATCCGTCTGTGCTGGCACTGTGACAATCTTCTCCGTGACCAGTTCACGGAACGGCTGGAAGCAATGGCAACGGATAACTGTGCCCGCTGGGTGTTGTCTGTTGTGCGCCGTGATCTTGGTTTTGATGACAGTCACGTCGTGACAATGCCGGAACTGTGCTGGTGGCTGGTTCGTAATGACCTGGCGGATGCTTTACCGGAAAGTGCAGCCCGTAAGGCCCTGAGATTACCGAAGCCTGTTTTGCCGTCTGTCACCCGGGAGAGTGACCTTGTACCTTCGGTTACTGCCACCAGTATTATCCGGGATAAAGCGAAAAAGGTGCTGGCGCTGAAAGTGGATCCGGAGTCGCCGGAGTCTTTTATGTTACGCCCCAAACGTCGTCGCTGGGTTAATGAAAAGTACACTCGCTGGGTTAAGACGCAGCCGTGTGCATGTTGTGGAAAGCCAGCTGATGATCCGCATCATCTGATTGGTCACGGCCAGGGTGGTATGGGGACAAAAGCGCATGACCTTTTTGTGTTGCCGTTGTGCAGAAAACACCATGACGAACTGCATGTGGATACCGTGGCATTTGAAGATAAGTATGGTTCCCAACTGGAGCTGATATTTCGTTTTATCGATCGCGCACTGGCGATTGGTGTGCTGTCCTGATTTTGTGGAGAAAGTTGATGCGTGATATTCAGATGGTTCTTGAACGCTGGGGGGCATGGGCGGCAAGTGGTAACACCGGGGTGGACTATTCTCCGATAGCTGCTGGATTTAAAGGCCTTTTACCATCCACCGCTAAACCTCGCCCGGCCTGCAGCGATGATGACGGCCTTATCATCGAAAACTGCCTTACGCGCCTGAAGAAGAAAAAACCGGACGAGTATTCGCTGCTGGTAGCTCATTATCTGCTGCGCATATCAAAAAGGCAGATTGCCAGAACAAGAAAGAAGAGCGAAAAGGCAATACGAATTGAGATGCAGATTGCTGAAGGATTTATTGACGGATGTCTGTCGATGCTGGGTGTAAGGCTGGAGATGGACGACTGGCTGCCCAAAAAAGTAAAAAATGATTAG